GGCGCACAAGGGCAGCGACGGCAAGCCGCACTGGACGGGCCAGGTGGTGCTGGACGAGACCACGCTGCTGGAGCCCCTGCACTGGCGCAAGCCGCGGCGCATCTTCGTCAATTCCATGAGCGACCTGTTCCACGAGGCCCTGACCGACGAGCAGATCGACCGCGTGTTCGCCGTGATGGCCCTTTGCCCGCAGCACACGTTTCAGGTGCTGACCAAGCGGGCGAAGCGGATGCGGGAGTACATGGCCGCGGGCTATCGCTGGTGCATGGCGGCGGGGCGCATTCTGCAGGGGTTGCCGGGAGAAGCGCCGGGCTTTCCCCTGCCCAACGTGTGGCTGGGCGTGAGCGCGGAGGATCAGGCCGCCGCGGACGAGCGCATTCCCGAGCTGCTGGCCACGCCCGCGGCCGTGCACTTCGTGAGCCTGGAGCCGCTGCTGGGCCCGCTGTCGATCGAGCGGTGGGTCGGCGGACAACGCGAAGCGGGGCCGCCGGGCGCAACCTATGGCGTGCCGGCATCCGACCTGGACTGGGTGATCGTCGGGGGCGAGAGCGGCCCGGGCGCACGTCCCATGCACCCCGACTGGGCGCGGTCGATACGCGACCGGTGCGTCGCCGCGGGCGTCGTCGAGGGCGTCGCGTTCTTCTTCAAGCAGTGGGGGGAGTGGGCCGAAGTCGCGCTGGAAACCAGGAGCCTGCGCACGTTCGGATCGCCGGAGCCCTCCCATGCGGTGGAAGCGCGGTTTGTGCGCAAGGGCGATGCTTTGCTGCGGCGCGATGGGCAATGCCACATACTGGGCAAAGGGCTTGGCGCGCCAGAACAATTCGAGGGGCCAAGCACGCCGATGCGCCGCGTCGGCAAGAAGGCGGCCGGCCGCCTGCTGGACGGCGTGGAGCACAGCGCGTGGCCGGAGGCGCGACGATCATGGTAGCCGTGTGCCGCCGCTACCGCGCGCTGTCCTGGAGGACCGAAACCCTGGAGCGAGGCAAAGCATGACGATCATAATGACGGTGCTCGTCGTATGGTGCGCGGGTCTGACGCTCGCGATGGGCGGCTTGGTCATGCATATCGGCGCGCTGCGCGAAGATGTGGAGTGGCTGTGCGATCAGGAGCGCCGGCGGCACGCGCTGGAGCTGGACGCCAGGCGCCACGGGAGGAGCGATACCTATCTGGATCGGCTGGCCGAGCACTGTGTGAGCTGCGGCCGCTGGGTGCGAAATCACGACCACCATCATCTCGGCATCAACGACATGGATGGCCGCCCGGTCGATGGGTACCTGTGCGACGATTGCGCGGAGCGCGACCTGATGGACGCTTACCAGGCGGGGGATTGATGAGCGCACAACGCGGAGAGTGGATCGCGGCGCTTTACGTGGAGACTGGGGGCGCGTACTACGGCCTGCCGGATGTGGACCCGTGGGACGAGGCCCGCGATGCGCGCACCTATCCCGGCCCATGGCCCGTGGTGGCGCATCCTCCGTGCGAGCGGTGGGGCAGAATGTGGTTCGGGTCCCCCTGGAAACCAGACCCAGGCAAATACCGACTCGGTGATGATGGAGGCTGCTTCGAGGCTGCGCTGGAAGCCGTGCGGAAGTGGGGTGGGGCGCTGGAGCATCCCGAGGCCAGCCACGCATGGGCGGCGTTCGGGATCAACAAGCCGCCGCGCAATGGGGGCTGGATCACAGCAGACGTACACGGCGGATGGACCTGCTGTGTGGAACAAGGGCACTACGGGCACCGGGCGCGCAAGATGACCTGGCTCTATGCTGTGGGATGCGTGCTGCCAGCATTACAGTGGGGCGGCAGTGGACAACGTCTCGATCCTGTACTGCTCCAAACCCGAGGGTATGAGTACGCGCGCCGCTCTGGAATCACGGGGAGCGTTGGAGGGAAATGGAAGAAGCGTCAGCGCGCCGCCACCCCGATTCCATTCCGCGATGTGCTGCTGGCCATGGCGCGCGACATGGAGGCCGGACGCGTGCAAACCTTCGACAAGCTGGTCCTGATCGAACGACGGGACGCCAGCGCGCAGCGGGACGCCGCGCTCAATCGCCAGGCGCGGCGTTGACGGCGCGGGAAGCGTTCCGGCGGCTCCTTACCGGGGGGGACATATGGCTCGGCTGAGGGCGCCGGCGAAGGCCGCGACGAAGGCCGCGGCGAAGGCCGCGGCGAAGGCGGCCGCGCAGGTTGGCCCGCGGCGCGGGCGCGGGCGGCCCACGAAGTACACGGCCGAGCACGCCGAGCTCGCGCGCAAGTTCTGCCTGCTGGGCGCCACGAACGAGCGCCTGGCGGAGCTGCTGGAAGTGGGCGTCACCACCATCGACCGATGGCTCGCGCAGCACGCGGAATTTCGGGGCGCCGTAAAAAGGGGGAGGGAGCAGGCTGATGCGCGCGTCGGGGAGTCCTTGTTCGAGCGGGCTTGCGGGTACTCGCACGCCGAGGACAAAATCTTTTTGTACGAGGGCCAGCCGGTGATCGTGGCCACGGTCAAGCACTACGCGCCCGATTCCACGGCAGCCATTTTCTGGCTGAAAAACCGCCGGCCGGACCTGTGGAAGGACCGCAAGGCGGTGGAGGTGAGCAATGCCCGGGATGAAAGCGGCGAGCTGCAGGCGCTGCTGGTGGACTACCGCTCGATTCCGTACGATCCGGCGCAGGAGCAGCGCACGCCGCCGCCGGGCAAGGGAGTGTGAGGTGGATGCTTGTTCCGAGGAGCTACCAATGGGGATTCTGCCACGAGTTGGCCTGGGAGGCCAAGCGGCACTTCCTGGAGCTGTGGCCGCGGCAGCACGGCAAGGACCGCTGCTTCCTGAACGCCGCGGCGCAGGTGGGCATCCGCCGGCCGATGGTGATCTGGCACGGCTTTCCGAAGTATTCGCAGGCCCGCAAGGCGCTGTGGGAGAACATCGACGCGCGCACAGGGCGGCGCATCATCGAGGACGTGGCGCCGTTCCTGGCCGGGATGCGCAACGACGAGATGACGCTGACCTTCAAAAACGGCACGATCTACCGGCTGATCGGCTGGGACAACATCTCCACGCTGGTGGGCGCCGGCCCGTACATCGTGGGCGTCAGCGAGGCGTCGCGCACGGATCCATCGGCGCGCGGGTACTACCTGCCGATGATCCTGCAGAACAACGGGATCGAAGCGCTGTTCACGACGGTGTTCGGCGAGAACTGGGTGACGGCCCTGGCCGACGCGGTCTGCGGCGATCCCGAGTGGCACTACAGCTTCTACACCATCGACGACACGCGGCGGGACGCCCCAGGGGAGGACGCCAGCGCGGTGGTGAGCCGTGGCGACCTGGAGGCCCTGCGGCTGGAATGGGTGCAGACGGGCGGGGAGAGCGGGATGAGCCCTGAGATGATCGCGCAGGAATACTACAACGACCGCACCGGTGTGAACACCGGCAAGGTCTACGGCGAGGAGTTGCGCGCCGCGCGGCAGGAGGGCCGCATCACGCACGTGCCGCACGATCCGAGCCTGCTGGTGCACACCTTCTGGGACCGCGGGGTGCACAACCGCATCTGGTTCGCCCAGCGCACGCGCACCGTTTGGCACGTGATCGACTGCCTGGCCACGGACAACAGCACGCTGGGCGAGATCGCGCGCCTGCTGCGGCAGGACCACCGCGGCAAGTACGTTTACGGCGTGCACGTGGTGGCGCGGGACGCGTGGGACCCCGTGCCGGGGCACATCGAGAGCTTCGCGAAGCAGGGCCTGAGGCTGGGCCTGCGCTTCAAGCGCGCGCCGAACCTGCGCGTCGACACGGGCATCAACTCGGCCAAGGCCCTGTTCGCCCTGTGCCTGTTCGACGAGGAACGTTGCCGGCCCGGGCTGGCGGGGCTCGGCAACTATCACTACGAATGGGACGACAAGCGCAAGCGCTTCGGCCAGGAGCCGGTACATGACGGCGCTAGCCACTGGGCCGACGCCTTCCGCTACTTCGCGGTGGGGCGGCCGGACGGGATCAAGCAACTGCCGCCCGAGGACGCGCTGCCATCCGACGCGGACTACATCACGCGCATGAACGCCCGCCGCGAAGGCCGCCGCGGGAACACGCTCAGCCGCAACTACCGGAGGAGGTGAGATGGACGGCCTGCTGGTGTTTGCAGACGATTGGACGCCAATCGGCGCGATTGAGGTCTTGCCGGAAGTGGTGAGCCAACAGAGGTATTACCGAGTAGAAGAGGAATTACCGGAAGTGTGCGCGCCTCTACACCGATTGAGCGAGATAAGGATGGCGACGGTGACATTAAGCGCAGAATACGTGTGGGCTCCAAATAAGTCGAAGCGGTTGGTCTTGGTCGCCACATCAGATGCCGACCGAGTTGCGCTGGTGGACAAGGCGCGGCGTTGGACGGGATTCCAGCGCTTCAGACTGGAGCCCTAGCCATGTCCGGCTATCGCATGTTCAGCCACGTCAGCCGCGCCCCGGGCACGCTGGTGCACAAGGCCGTGGGCGAGACCGGCGCGCGCTACGACAGCAGCGAGGGCGGCGTGGGCTGCGGTGTGGGCTTCGACGGCGCGCGCACGACCCGCTGCGGGCGGCTGCTGCCCCCGGTCGGCAGCGCGGAGCGCGAGGCGCTGCAGCCGCCCGAGGACAGCGCCCTGCGCTGGACGGAGGTCACCTGCCCGGCGTGCATGGCCCGGCGCTACGGCGGCGTGCCGCTGGGGCGCGACCCGGCCAGCTGGTGCGCGTGCGGGCATGGGCAGGAAGAGCACCATGCTGGCGGCTGCTGGAACTGCGGCAGCCTGCTGTCCCGGCGCATCTGCGGGCCGGCGGAAGCCATGACTGAACAACGCAGCACAGCCACGGAGGGCTGAGCGATGGACGAGGAACGGGTACAGGGCACGGCGCCGGCGGACCGCGCCGAGGAGCAGCAGGACGAGCAGCTCACGCCGGAGGCGGAGCTGGCCCTGCGGGAGAAGCTGCGGGAGATGTTCGTGGCCGACTACAAGGCCGAGCAGGGCAACCGCGCGCGGTCCGAGAAGTGGGATCGCTACAGCCTGGGCGGGCGCTTCCAGTGGGACGAGGATGCGGACGCGGACGCCGGCCAGGAGCCGGACGCCGCCACCGACACGCCGGAGCTGAGCATCAACCTGATCCCGCAGTTCCGCAACCAGATCGTCAACGACCAGCGCAAGAACCGGCAGCGCATCCGCGTGCGGCCCAAGGGCGGCGGAGCCAAGCGCGAGGCGGCGCAGGTGATCGCGGGCATCATCCGCGACATCGAGCACGAGAGCGTGGCCAGCTGGGCCTACGATTCGGCCATGGAGCAGGCCGTGGACGGCGCCTACGCCTACCTGTGGGTGGAGCCGGTCTATGTGGACGACGAGACCAACAACCAAGAGTTGCGCATCGGCTGGGTGCCCAGCCGCTTCGACGTGGTGTGGGACAAGGCATCGCAACTCCCCTGGGGTGGCGATGCCCGGCACGCCTTCCGCACCGGCATGATGGACACGGACGAGCTGATAGCGCTGGGCGGCGCGGCGGCGGAGGCGGCCAAGGAGGCCGGCGCGGGCTGGCCGCGCGAGTGGGGCGAGCAAGCGCTGTGGGAGGAGAAGGACGGCCGCAAGCGCGTGCGGGTGTGCTCGGCGTGGTGGCTGGAGAGCCGCAGCGTGGAGATAGACGGCGTGCGGCGGCCGGCCGTGAAGCGCACGCTCAAATGGTGTAAGTTCACCGCGCGGCGCATCATCGAGGGCCCGCGCACCATGCACGGGCACCGCATCCCCGGCGTGCGCGTCGTGGGCAATATGAAGATGCTGCGCGAGGGCCAGTACCTGTACGGCCTGACGGAGCTGGTGGGCCCGCAGCAGAACTTCTTCAACTTCGCGGCGAACGACCTGGCCACCCGGCTCAGCATGAAGCCGCTGGCCGCGGCCATTGCGCCGGAGGGCTCGCTGGGCGACGACGGCGAGCACGAAGGGGACTGGATCGACGCGGCGAGCGGGAAGCCCAAGGGCGTCCTGTACTACAAGCCCATGCAGTTGGACGACAACACGCTGGCCCCGCCGCCGCAGATCCTGCCGTTCCCGGAAGTGCCGGCGGCGTCGCTGGCCATGTTCCAGAGCGCGGAGCATTGGCTGCGCGCCGGCACGGGAATGTACGAGGCCAGCCAGGGCCAGGCGCTGGGCGCCGATCAAAGCGGGCGGGCGCTGCTGCAACTGCGTCGCGAGGGCGACAGCGCCACGTTCCACTACCACGACAACATGACGTACAGCATGTGGGCGCTGGGCGAGATCCTGGTGGAGCTGATCCCATTCTATTACGACTGGCAGGAGACCGCGCGCATCCTCAACGACGAGCACCAGGAGGAGTTCCGGCAGCTGGCCAAGCCGGGCACGCTCTTTGAGCCGGGCGGCAAGGAGCCGGCCGCGATGCAGAAGCGGCAGAAGGCCGGGGGCGGCTCGGAAGCGGAGGTGATCTACGACCTGAGCGTGGGCCGCTACGCCGTGGCGGTGGACACGGGGCCCAGCTCCGCCACGCAGCGCGAGGAGTCGGTGCAGTTCATCGCCCAGACGCTGCCCGCCATGAAGGAGCATGCGCTGCTGGGGATGGACCGCTTCTTCGCCAACATGGACATCCCCGAGGCCGAGGTGCTGGCGGAGCGCTACCACGCGCTGGCCATGCAGATTTACCCGTGGCTGGCGGACCTGGACGCGGGCAGCCCGGAAGGGCCGAGCGAGCGGCAGAAGGTCGTGCGGCTCAACGCCCAGGTGGCCGTGCTCAAGCAGCAGCTGGAGCAGCTCGTGCCGGAACTGCAACGGCTGCAGGCCGAGGTGCAGGACAAGTCGCAGGAGATGCAGGTGCGCCTGTTCGAGAGCCGCCAGAAGGCCTACATCGCCCAGCTGGAGGCGCAGTTCAAGCTGCTGAGCGACATCGTGGAGGCCGAGGGTCAGCGGGACATCGAGGAGCTGCGCGCCGCGGTGAAGCTGGGCACGGAGCGCGTGCGGGCCATCGTGGCGGGCATGACCCAGCCCCCGACGATGCCGAGGCTGGATGCCGGCGCCGGCGGGCCGGGCGATTCCGGGCGTAGGGAAGGCATGGGCATGGGCATGGGGATCGGCCCCGGGCCCGCGGGGATGGATCAGTAGCACAACGCAAGGAGGCGTGAGCGATGGGATTCCAGGAACGCGAAGCGGCGATGAAGGCGGCCCGCACGGCCGAAGCGGCAGGCGAGGCAGGGGCGGGGGAAGGCGAGGCAGGGGAAGGCGAGGCGCCGCCCGGCACGGAAGCGGGCGGGGACGGGGCCCAGGCGGGCCGCGATGGGGCCGGCGGCGTCGAGGGCGAGGGCGGGCACGCGGAAGGCGAAGAAGCGTCGGAGGGCCGCGAGAAAGGCGGGCTGCAGGAGCGCATCGAAGGCCTGGTGACCAAGCAGCGCACGGCCGAGCGGCAGCGGGATTATTACCGCAAGCTGGCCAACGGCGAGCAGCCCACGGCGGCCGAGTTCGCGGCGGTGGGGGAGGCGTACCGCGTGCTGCGCCCCGGCGAAGGCGCCCGGCCGGCGGCCAAGCGCGAGCCGGAGCCGCCCGCGGCGGAGGTCTACGACGGCACGGACGGCAAGGACCCCATGCCCACGCGGGCGCAGTTCACCGGGGACGACGGGGTGCTGGACGACGACGGCTACCTGGACGCCCGCAGCGCCTGGAACGCCCGCAAGATCGTGCGCCAGCAGCAGCACGATGCGCAGCAGGCGGAGGCGCAGCAGAGCCGCCAGGCCGTGGAGGAACGCGGCCAGCAGCTCTACGAGGAAATGGTGGAGGCGGGGCGCGCGGCCTACCCGGACTTCGACGAGCTGATGGGCAGCAACGAGCTCAAGATCACGCCGCAGATGGCGGTGGCGGCCATCGAGAGCGGCATGGGCCATCACGTGCTGCACTTCCTGGACCAGCATCGGGACGAAGCGGACCGCATCGCCGGGCTGAGCGTGAACGCCCAGATGGTGGAGATAGGCGCGCTCACCGCGCAGTTCAGGGAAGACAAGGCGCTCAAGGCCGGCGCCGCAGGCGACGATGCGGAGCCGGGCGCCGCCCAGAACGGTGCGGCGGGAGCCGCTGGTGCCACGGCGAAAACGGCGCCGGCCCGGCGCACGACCGGCGCCCCGGCGGCGCCCAGCGCCAGCCCGAGCGGGGGCGGCCCGGCGGTGACGCGGGCGCCCAAGGCAGGCACGAACGCGGCGGTGATGGCACACCGCACCCACCTGCGGGAGACGGGGAAATTGTGAGGCGGCACGCCCCGAAGCCCCTGAGGCGACGGAAATCCGCTGAAACCGTAGGATGTGCCCAGGAGATCTTCCATCTGGCCATGGGAGGGAGAAGAAGTTCGCCTATCCGGCTGACGGGAGTGGGTACGCTGGCGCAGCAGCCAAATCAAAAGGGCTCTCTCCTGCGAGACGCAAGGAGATTGTGGAAAAGCTGCCGCGGCCAGATAGCGGAAACAACGAGACGAGGCGAGGCGAACCCATGAGGGAGAAAGAGCGGCTTCTGAGCGCCCTGTTCCCCCCGGAGGGGGGCGCGGAATTGATCAATTTCAAGTTCTTCGTGCTCGATCACTCGATCACCGAGGAAGAACTGTGCCGTGAGTTTGCCGATGCGGTCGAAGAGCATCGGAGCGAGCGTGCCCTGAAATAGCCGCCCATTCTGAATGCGCGCAAGTCCTGAATTTGCTCTGTGAGGGCAACTCGCTGCGCGGCATGTTAAGCGATATTCGAACTGAGAGACTGCCGGAATTCGCTTGACATCGCACCGCTCCGGTGCGATGGATCATGATAAGCGAGGTGCAGGCGCTCGCCGGCTGGGCTGGGGAGTCCGGCCGCCGGGCGCTGCGGCGATGAACCCCCGTCGCTCACGGAGCGGACCATGCATCCCGGGCGGTAAGTGCACACGGGCATTGCCTGACCCGATCCGGCATCGGAAGCGACAGGCCTAGCCAGCCTGCGGGAACACCGCGAAGCGGCGATCATCCGCCCCGGGGGCACGGGGTGCAGCAGCAAGCGGCCAGCCGTCCGCTTCACCAACCGGCGCCTGCCCATCCGTCGCACTAAGCGACGCTCCCAGATCCACCTAACGCAGTTCCACCGTTCCCGGCGACCCCGCCTGGTGCGCGCATGGCCTTCCGGCCTGTGCTGCGCCGGCGGCGGCCAGGGATGGCCGGGGCGTGCGCTGGCGCGCGGGCAACCGTGTGCCGCGCCGCCCACGCCAGGGAAGGCATCAGGGAGACGGGCAATGGCAGGCAACAGCCTCCTAACGGTCGCCGACATTACCGATCGCGCCACGGCGATCCTGGCGGACAGCGGCGACACGATCATGCTGTGCCGGCGCGAGGACGAAGCGTTCACGCGCAAGGTCGGCGAGACGTACTCGATGCGCGTGGCCGAGCGCGTGGCGGAAACCACGGGCCGGGTGGCCGATGCGCAGGCGATCACGCAGACGTTCGTGGATATCACGATCAATCAGCAGCAGCACCAGGCGTTCAATTTGTCGGTGCAGGAGCGCTCGCTGAGCATGGACCGGCTGAGCGACTTGGTGATCGGGCCCCGGGCCAGCCAGATCGCGGCGGGCATCGAAAGCGACCTGCACTCGCTGTACACGGGCGTCTACCGCTCCGCGGGCACGCCCGGCACCACGCCCAACTCGCTGACCCTGCTGTTCGCGCCCAACACGCGGCTGGACGAAGCCGGCGCCCCGTCGCAGGAGCGCTGGATGATCCTCAACGCCGCGGCGAAGGCCGGGCTGGCCACCGTCATCGCGCCGCTGCCCACGCCGAACCAGAGCATCGCGGCCGATGCGCTGACGCAGGGCTTCATTAAGCAGCTCTACGAGTACCGCCGCGGGGTTTTCTATTCCAACGCGGTGCGCGTGCACACCAACGGGGCCTGGGGCGACTCCACCCCGCTCACGAACGGCACGACGGCGGACGGGGCCACGCAGGTGGTCACGGACGGCTGGGCGTCCGGCACCGGCGTGGTGGCAACGGGCGACGTGTTCACCATGGCCGGGGTGTACGAGGTGCACCCGCAGACGCGGATCAGCACCGGGCGGCTGATGCAGTTCGTGTGCAACGCCGGCCTCACGGCCACCGGCACCGCGATGACGATCCCCATCACGCCGACGATCCGCGCGAGCGGCGTCAACCAGAACGTCAACGCGACGCCGGCCAACGACGCGGCACTGACCTTCATGGGCACGGCGGGCACGCAGTACCCGCAGAACCTGGTGGGGCGCCCCGATGGCATCGCCCTGGCGATGGTGGATCAGGACATCGAGGAGTGGATCTCCGCCGGCAACGGGGCTAAGCAGGACTACATGGGGATCCGCCTGGCCACCACCAAGGGGCCGGACACGCGCAACAACCAGGTGCTCTGGCGCATGGACTGTATCTACGGGCGCGTGCTCGTGGATCTGGCGCAGATCGTCCGCTACTGGGGTTAGGCCCCGGCCGCGGGCGCCGCTGCAGGCACCCGGGTGGCCGCCGCCCAGCCAGGGATGGCGCGGCGGCGGCTTCTGTCGAGCACCTACGCACGGAGCACAGATCATGCCGCAAACCGTGAGCAGCACGAACATCAACGAGCTCAGCGACGGCCGGCCCGAAGGGACGCGGCTGGGGCAGAGCACGAGCGATCTGGTCGCCTTCTACGGAGGCACGCCCATCGACCAACCCACCAGCGCCAGTCAGGCCGCGGTCACCATGCAGACCACCGCATCGGTCACCGCGCTGCGCACGGACGTCGACGCGATCGCCGTCCTGATCAACCGCCTGCGCAAGGATCTGGTCAGCCTGGCGCTGGTCAAGGGCAGCTAGGCGGGGAGGAGCAGGGCCGCGGTTCCAGCACGGCGGCGGGGCGCTCGGCATGGACGCCCCGCCTGCCGTTTCCATGCCACCCAACGAGGTCTCCATGGCCACCGCCTACTATCAGCCGGGCCCCGAGCAACCCGCGTTCAGCAGTGGCGGGCAACGGGTGTTCCTGGCCACGCCCGCCTATCCCGGACCCGTTTCCGCCGGCTACGCCAAAGCGCTGCACGGCACCGTGTGGGAGCTGGCGCGCGCCGGCATCCCGTCCGAGCTGTACATTCTGGCCGAGCATTGCCACGTCGACGACGCGCGCAACTATTGTGTGCGGGACTTCCTGCGCACGACCTGCACGGATCTGGTGTTTCTGGATGCCGACGTGCGCTGGGCGCCCGCCGAGCTGGTGCGCCTGCTGGGCTACGACCGCGACGTGGTGGGTGGGGCCTACCGGCTCAAGCAGGAGGGCATGCGCTACACGGTGCGCTTCGCGAACGAGCACCTGCAGGCGGAGCCGGACGGGCTGCTCGAGGTGGAGCACATCGCCACGGGCTTCCTGCGCATCCGGCGCGCCGTGCTGGAGAAGCTGGCCGCCGAGGCGCCGCACTACGGCGCGGAGCAGGGGCAGTTCGGCCTGCCGCTGTTTCCGCTGATCTTCGAGCGGGGGCTGGCGGAGGACAATGTGCGCGTGGGCGGGGACTTCAACTTCTGCCGCAAGTGGCGGGCCATGGGCGGCAGGATCTACGTGGATCCCGAGCTGCACTTCGGCCATGCCGGGCTGCACGAGTGGGAGGGCTGCCTGGGCGCGTTCCTGCGCACAGCCAACGGCCACACGCTGCGCCAGGTGCTGACGGCGATCCTGCGCAACACGGCCACGCTGGAGCTGATGCAGGAGCTGTGGGCTTGGTGGGGCAACGAGTGGGCCCTGCGCCCGGACCAGCTCGACGTGCTGGCCAGCATGGCGCGCGAGGGCGAAGGCCCGATCCTCGAGCTGGGCAGCGGCATCAGCACGCTGGTGATGGCCGCGGCCGCCCCGCATCGCACGGTGCACGCGCTGGAAAGCAACCGCACCTGGTGGAGCAAGCTGAACAAGGCCATCGTGGACGCGGGGCTTTACAACGTGCAGCTGCACCGGGTGGGCTTCAAGGACTACGGCAGTTTCGAGTTCTACGAGCTGCCCGACGCGCTGCCCGAGCAGGCGACGCTGCTGCTGATCGACGGGCCCGCGCGCATGGACGTGGCCCAGGGGCGGGCCGGGGCGTCGCTGGTGTTCGACCGTCTGGCGCCCGGCGCCATGATCTTCGCCGACGACGCGCGGCTGGTGGCCGACGTGCTGCCGGAATGGGAGGCCAAGCTGGGCCAGTGCTTCCGCATCGTGGGCGAGACCAAGAAGTTCGCCGTGATGCGCATGCCGGGCGAGGCGCCGCAGGCGGGCGAGCGCGGGAGCGCCGCATGAGCGCCCCACGGCAGATCGTGCTGGCGACCCCGGCCTATGACGGCCGGACCGTGGTGGGCTTCACGAAGGCCCTGGCGGACAGCATCGTGCGGCTGGCCGGGGCCGGGGTGATCAGCGAGTGGATCGCCTGGCCGGGCGACCCCTACGTGGGCCAGGCCCGCAACCGGCTGGTGAAGCGCTTCCTGGACAGCAAGGCGGACGAGCTGATATTCCTGGATTCCGACGTGGTCTGGCGGGCGGATGCGCTGCTGCAGCTGCTGTCGCACGATGTGGCGCTGGTGGGTGGCGTGTACCGCTACAAGGTGCCGCAGGAGGCCTACCCGGTGCGCTTCGTGCTGAATGAGAGCGGCCAGCCACAGCGCGCCGCGGGCACCAGCCTGATCGAATGCGAGTGGCTGCCTACGGGCTTCCTGCGCATCCGGCGCGAGGTGTTCACGGACATGCTCGGGCACTATGGCCGCGAGGCAATGATGGTGGTGCAGGACGACGCGCTGGACCGCGAGGTGGACCGTTACTACAACTTCTTCGAGACGCGCACCCGCAACCACAGCTTCGTGGGCGAGGACGTGGAGTTCTGCCGGCGCTGGCGCGAGGAGCTGGGCGGGCAGGTTTGGTGCGACCCCGACCTGGACCTGACGCACGTGGGCGGGCTGAGCTTCAAGGGCAACCTGGGCCGCTGGCTGGATTCGCAGCACCGGCTGCTGCCCGCCGCGAAGGCCAACGGCGGCGCGGAGGTGCGCTTGTGACCCGCGCCTCGATCTTCCGGCGGAACAAGAAAGCGGCGCAACGGGCGCCTTCCGCAGGCAACCAGGCGCCCGCCGGGGCGGTGTTCGTGGCCATCGCGAGCTATGACGGGAAGATCGACGCGCACCTGGCCAAGGCGCTGCTGAACGAGCAGAACCTCCTGCACGTGCAGCGCTGGATCATGGGCTTCGATGTGCTGGAGCACAACGCGATCATCGCCACGGCGCGCAACCTGCTGGTGGACCACTTCCTGC